AGCGGCGAGCGCGCCCAGCCGCGGCCGCCGAACTTCACATAGCCGGTGTGCAGCCACGTCCAGAGGAAGCGGCCGTCCGCGGTCTTGTAGGGGAGCGGTCCCGGCAGGCCCTCTTCCGGCAGCCGCAGCACCATGCCGGACGCGCCGTCGCCGCCGACCGTGTTCACCACGCGCAGCACGAGGCCCTGCGGGAAATCCTTGCTGGGCTTCTCCCACATTTCCGACTCGGTGACGCCTTCCTGCTCTGTCGGTTCGCCGGAGATGCTGCTGTTGGGGAGCGACGAGACTTCGTTGGTCGCGGCAAGCGATCGGAGGAGCTGCAAACTGCGTTCGCTCGCGACCGTCTCCCATTGAATCTTCGCCATCTGCTCTGGCGTGAGCCGCGACTCGTAGTATTCCTTCGTCCGCCACCGCCGGCGGATGATCACGTCGGAATCGTTCGGGTCCGAGAACGCGAGCGGGTAGGCGATTTCGAGCGGTGAGCACGCGTCGGTGCAGCCGTGGCCTTTCCGCAGCGTCTCGCCGACGGGCTGGCCGTTCTGATCGGTCGCTGGATTGAGAATCGGCGAGCCGCACGCCGGACACATATGCCCGGCTTTCTGGACGGCGACGGGCGACGACGTGACCTTGCACGCGGCGCATTGTTCGTAGGAGACAAACGCCGTCGCGGAATCGCCGGAGTAGTCCCACCACACATGCAGGAACGTGTTGCCAAGCGCGCCGAGCCACCAGTCCGCTTCCCGCTGCACGCGCGACCACTGATGGTCGGTGCGCAGCGGCGCTTCGTACTTCGAGGCGGTTTCCGCGGCGGTGATGTCGCTGGGCGTCGCGCCTTCGGGGCGCACGGCGACGGCCAGTTCCACGCTCTGGAAGACGGAGAGAATCGTGTCGAGCGTCTCGAGGATTTTGTTCGTGACGGGCCGCGGAATCCACTTCTGCAACCGCTTGTCGACCCAATTCCCGACGGCGCGCTCGAAATAAATCCACTGCCGGCCGAGCAGGTACAGCAGCAGTCGCCACCACACACGTTCGAACGACACGCGGCGATCGGCGCACCGGCGCGCGTTTTTCTGGAAGCGCTCGAGCAGCTTCGCGTCGTCCTGGAGCGGATCTTTCGGCTCGTCTGGCGTCGCGTTGGGATCGAGCGCGCGCGAGACGGCGGCATCGAGCCCGGGCGGGTTCGGGCCGACATCGGGCGGCGAGATGGCGTTGGTCACCCCGATCATGGCGTTACCTCGTCACGAGGAGATGGCCCTCGTCATCGTGCGTGAGATGCGCGCGCCGCGCGGCGTCGTCGCCCATGTCCTCGAACGACAGTTCACCGCCCTCGCTCATCCCGCGATCGGGCGCGCCGGTCACGATGTCGCGCGCTTTCGCGAGCAGGTCGCCGAGCGCCGGCCGCGTGGGCGTGTAGCCGTCGTCGGCATTCGGGAGCGCGGCGCTCGCGGCCTCCGTGCGCGCAATTTCCGCCACGGGCACGAGGTAGCCGAGCTTCCGATAGAGTTCCGCGCGTTCGATTTTCAGTTCGTTGACGTGCACGCGCAGCCAATCGAAATTCGCGTTCGCGAGCGCGAGCTGGCGTGTCAGTTCACTCGTGCGCGCGTGTTCGGCGGCGAGCTGACAGGCGAGGTCGGTCGTCTTCTCGACCGTCGCGACGAGCCGCTGTTCGTTTTGTCGGTGGATCACGCTGTTGATGATCATCACGACGGTGCGCGCGGAGAGGATCATTTGCGGAGGTCCTTCGCGTACTGCTGCCAGCGGGCCGCGGTGTTGGGGCCCTCATCGGGCAGGGTGACGTCTTTCGGGGTGATCCCGCGTGCGCGTTGGGCGAGCGCGCGTGTCGGAAAGTACTGCTCCGGCGGCTCCATCGCGTCCATGAACTGGGCGTGCGATTCGCCGGGGAGCGGATAGGCGCCGATCGCCGACGTCAGCAAGTGTGCGCCGCGCAGGAGATTGCTGCCCCCGTCGTCGGTGGGAATCGGCGTCGCGCGCAGGCGCGCCATTTCGTCGGCGCCTTCTGGCGTCGGCGGCGGGGCGAGCGGGAGGCCGGCGCGGTTCAGCAGCGCGAGCAGGGCCGCCGGCACCTGCCGGATCGCGCGCGTCGAGGGATAGCTATCTTGTGGCACGGTGCACCGCTTTCTCGATCGCGGCCTGCTCTGCGATCACCGCGCGCATGTGATCGCGCGTCCGTCGCAGCGCGCGGAGTTTCGCGCCGCGCGTGGGTCCGAGGGGCACGAGAATGATCGCGGGAAAGGCGCCGCCCACAATTTCGGCGACGCGCAGATGCACGCCCTTGAACGGCAGCAGTTCGCCGCGGCGGAAGTCCCGAAAGACGTCGGGGACCGGCTGCGCCCGCTGCGCCTTCAGGTCATCGTTGGCGAGGGTCCACCGGCGCACGGCGAGTTGCAGCGCGCGGATCGGATGCGCGAACACGTTCAGCCTCACAGCCAGAAATCTCCTGCGGAAACGTCCTCCAGCATACCCGGCGGGTCAAGTTCGGTCGCGAAAAAGGGAATCTCCTCCGGCGCGCGCGGGCGATGTTCACGCCGGCGCATCTCCTCGATTTCGTAGCGCGTGAGCTCGTCGAAGTCTGAGAGATCGCGCTTGCCTCCCGAGGGCGATGGGTCGGGCGTCTCGAGCGTCGGGCCGCCCATCAGCAGGTAGCGCGTCGCGTCGGGCAGATCGTCTTTCCGCTTGAAGACTTTTTCTTTGCGCGTCTGCCCGTCGGGGCTCGTGTTCTCGGCCCAGCGATAGTTGCGGTGTTGGTCGACGCACTGCGGCACGCCGAGGCGCGGGTCCGCTTCGGGGAGGAGGAACCAGAGCTGCTTCTGCGCGAGCCAGGACTGCACGCGGCGAATGCCGTCTTCGACCTGATTCGGCGCCGGCGTGAGGTAAATGCCGTAACGCGGCTGCGCGAGTTCGATCATGAACTGCCGCTGCGATTTGTCGCAGCACCAGCGCGAGGGATCGAAGGGCCGGGACGGATTCCAGCGCGCGCACATTTGCTCGAGGCCGAAGACGTGCTCGTGAATCGGCTTGAAGTTCGACAAGTACTCGCCGACGAGCACGAGGCCGCGCGGGCCCATGACGCCGAGCACCGCGGCGAAGGGATGATCGCCGCCCGGATCGACGCCCACATACGCCGTGCGCGACGGGTCGATGTGCGGCCACTCCGGCAGCACGCGCTTGATCTGCTCGTCGGTGCGGACGATTTGCGAATCGAGCAGGGCGCCGTAGATCGCGCCCTCGAACGTCACGAAGTCCGCTTCGAATTCCTGTTGATAGAACAGCGGGTCCATCGACGCTTTCGCGTCGGCGAGTTCGGCTTGGCCCTCCGGCGTCTGGTAGAGCGGATTGTCCGCGGTTTTGTATTTCACCGCGAAGTACCCGGGCCGGCCCTGGAGCGCGGGGAGCCAGAAGGTTTCGTAGCACCAATCGAAGCCGTTGGGCGACGTGGTGAAAAACGCTTGGCCGCGCTTGTCGGTCAGCGCCGGCAGCATCGTGTTCCACGCGAGCTGCTGCACCTTGCGCGTCTCGTCGATCCACGCCCAATCGAGCCCGGGGCCGCGCGCCTTTTCCGGATCGTCGAGCGAGCGGAACATCGCCTGCGCGTAGTTCTTCAGTTCGAGCGTGTAGTGCTGTTCGGACCAATCCCCGATCCACGCGTGCGGAATCGTTTTGAACACCTGCGGGATGACGAAGTCGTGGAGGTCGGGATAGGTCGGGGCGCAGATCCAGCCGAGCGAGGGATTCGAGCGATCCGACGGCAACGTCGACATCCGATCGCCGACGGCGACGCCGCCGATGACGGTCTTGCCACCGCGCCGGCCGGCAATCGCCGTGACGCGATGGAACGCGTGCCGGCCGCCGGGCGTGCGCTGGCGAATCGCGGAGAGAAACGCCTGCTGATGCGGGTTGTAGCCGAGCGAGAGAATCCCGGTCGGGTTTCCGCGGACTTCTTTACCGGCCATAGGCCCGGCGCTTCAGGGCATCCGAGGCGCGCGGGGCACGCGCGGGGAGGCCCCTCTCCGGGGTGGCCGCGAAGTCGTGGAGTTGCTGATGCGACATCGTGAGCAGGCCGCGGTTCTTCGCGTCGAGTTCGTCGGGATGGTGCTCCGCAATCGCGATGGCCCGGCGCTGCGCAATCGAGGTGGCCGGCATCTACGTGTCCGTTCGCGCGACGCCGACGACGTTCGCGTCGAGCGGGGCGCTCTCGGTCTGGCCGGGACCGAAGACGACATTGACCTGGAGCGCGGGCATCGACGCGCCGGCCGCGCCCTCGTTTTTCGAGTGCGAGTAGTTACGGAAGTGGCCGAGCCCCTCGAGCGTTTTCACCGCGACGTCGACGCCCTTCTCGGATTTCTTGTTGAGAATCGCGCCGTTCACCCGATCGATCGCGTTGGCGGCGACGTCGTGCTCGAGGATGTCGCGAAGGTCGTTGAGGCGATTCGCCCGGCGCGCGCGGATGAGGATCATCTTCACCGCGTTCTCCGAGATGTTGAGCACCCGGCCGATCTGCCGGCGCGTCATGCCGGAGGTTTTCATAATCAGCACGGCCTGTCCACGCGCCCGGCGGCGCACCGCGCCCTCTTTGTGCCCGAGTTCGTCCTTGAGGAGCTTGACGGCGGTCGGGACGGTGACGTGTTTGACCTTCCCGTTGCTCCCGACGACCACGTCTTCGACAAATTCGAGGTCCGCCGGGCAGAGGACGTCTCCGAGGTCGGGTTCGGGGAGCGCGAGGGGGGCGCCCTCGATGGTGTCGACGACGTCAGACTTCGCCACGCTGCGGAGTGTCGCCCTAGTCAGGGTCGGCGGGCAATGCTGAGTTCAGATCCCGTCCTGGCACTCGAGCTCACAGCGGGGGCAGCAGTGGCAGCGGAAGTCGATGTCGTCGTTGATTTCGATTTGGTAGGGGCAGGGGTGCGCCGCGTCGGTGGGGGGATTGGCGAGGTTGCGCGACATCGTCGAGCAGAGTTGCCCCGGACACCACGCGCGCGGCGGGGCGGGCTCGTCGTTCATATGGCGCCGCCGCCGGGCACGTCCGCACCGACGTCGGGCACCTCCGCCGTCGTCACGCGGCCGAACGTCATCACGCGCGTGTCGAACCCCGCGGCCCGATTCGGATGCGCGTCGCCGACGGCGCGCAGGTAGGTGCGAAAAAACCAGAACGTCTTCGGCAGCCGGAGCACGCGATAGGCGAGCGACCGCCGCTTAGGCATCGACACGGATGGCCTCGGGCGCCGTGTGCGGCGCGAGCGGGGTGCCGGCGATGCGACCCGAGAGCGCGCCGGCGAGGGTCGCGAGCAGCTTCACCGCTTCGCGCGAGGAGAGCGGAATCGTGCAGCCCTCGATCCCCGTCGACGCATCCTGCACGGCGTGGAGTTCGTGCGCACCGGCGGCCTCGAGCAGATAGATCGCCGAGGACTGCGGCGTCACCGGGGCGAGCACCGTCACGATCCGGGTCGCGCCCATCTCGAGCGCGCGCTTCACCAGCCACGCGGGTTCCGTCATGCGGCGCACGGTATCAGTTTTCTAAAGTGCTAGCAAGGGGGCTGGCTCACCGGACGAGCCGACGATGGCCGACGTGCCACGCGCCGCAGGTCCGGCAGCGGTAGACGTCGAGGCGCTTGAGCCGACGGAGGGGTTCTTTGGAGAGTTCCTTGAGAATCGCCATCCGGTTGACGGCCGCCGGTTCATCGGCGTACATCACCTTGCCGGTGGCGCACCGCATCGCTACCGCCCGAACGCGCGCTTACTGAGGGCGTGATGGGCCTTGCCGTGGCGGCCGCCCTTGAGCACATTGCGAAAAAAATTCTCTTGCTTTTCCGCTTTGGGTCCGAGCGATCCGCTGGCGGCCGCGGCGTGGTTTGCGGCGGAGATCGGCTGACCGGCGGGGGTGCCGGTCGAGGCGTGTTCGCCGCCTTCGCTGAAGCTGATCGCGGGCTTGCCGCCCTGGCCTGGAATGGTCGCCATCGTGCGTCTCCTCGTCAGCGGATGACCGTCACAGCTCCGACCACCGCCGCTGGGGAGCTTGCGGCACCGAAAGGGTTCGACGGCGTCGACGGCGGCGAGGTCCCGCCGGGCCCGTAGGCCGCGACCGTCGCCTGATACACCGTGTTGGGCACGAGCCCGGAGAACGTCCCGGTGACGCTGATGACGTTCGCGGCATTGGGTGTCGGCTTGTGGACGTCGACCGGCGGGAGACACGTCGTCGGCGTCGCCTTCAGGCAGGACGTCACGGTGTAGCCGGTCAGGAGCGGATTGCCGTCGAGGCCGATCGTGGTGTGGTCGCTCGAGGCGGTGAACGTCACCTGCGAGGTCGCCGGCAAAATAATTATCGGCGTCTGCGCGGCGACCGAGGCGGCGCACGCGAGCAGCAGTGCGAGGGCGAGCAGGGCGGCGCGCATCAGTGGCGCACCCGCTGGAGCGCCCACAGCCGGTAGTTGCGAATCGCGAGCGCGAGATTCCACGCCGTCGCGCCGCAGACGACCACGAACGCGACCGAGGGTGCCGAGTCGGCGATGAGGCCCAGGCTGACGGCGAAGACGACGAGCACCAGCGCTTTGGTCACGAGCGCCCAGGCGAGATTGCGGGTCGCCCAGCGCATCAGCGGATTGGCTTCGACCAGCCCGCGCGCAAGGCCCAAGCGCGTCGTCACCGCATCGGCGGTCGAGGCCAGGGTCAGCGCGACAAACGCGGCCACCAAGGGACTCATCAGCATCGGCTCATCGCGCAGCGTTCGGTCAGCGGCGCCGGCAGAAAGTCGAGTTCGACCACCTCGCGCGGCTCCGGCTCCTCGGCCGGCGGACAGAGCGCGACCTCGACGTCGAGTTCCGCCAGCGCCAGCGTTCGCAGCGCCTCCGGGGAGATCACCACCCACGCCACCCCTCGCATGGCCGGACTCTACCGCCGCCCTCCACCCGACGCAATGCTGAGTTCACACCGCCCCGCGTCAAAAATTTGGCAGCCGGGAATCGCCTAAAGAGGAACGCGTGCGCGCGCTGTAGTAGTACTTCCCTACTCTAGAGCTCTTGTAACCCCCAACAACAAGCCTAGCTAGAGCGGCCGGAAAAACCCTCTATAAGGGGCTGTCATAGCCCCTGGTACAGCCCCTTCCAAGGGGCTTCCAAATCCACCAACCCTCCCAGTGCGACAGGCCATGCGCGAACACCAAGCCCCTGTCACAGCCCCTTCGAAGCCCCTTCACGAACACAATCGAATCAACATCTTACAGACGAGACTATCCACTCAAGTCATATACCTCAAATGCGACACCCACCGCCGCCTCCACATACCCCCCTCGGACATCTATATCGCTTACGTAACACGTAAGTCGTGGAATAGAACCTGCATCGACGCTGGACCCCCCCTACCCCCCGCGCCGCTCGGCGCCGTGCCAGCGGGGCCTCCCCCCGCTCGCGCTTATGCCATGTCCGGGGGGCTGCCGCTCGCGGGCGTGCCAACCGAGCTCGAGGGGGCGGGCGAGCTGGGGACGGGCGCCGGCGCGGTCGGGCGGGGTTGCGGGGCGGTCGGGCTCGAGGGCTCGAGCGGGGGCGCGGCGGGGTGCCTGGGCGGCCGGCGGGAGCTGCCGCGGAGGGTGACCCTCGATCGGCGGCCGGTGCCGGGCTGGGTTGAGTCGATCGCGCGCGCGGCGGATGTGGATACCTGCTACTCACCCCACGCAAAGTAAGCTCCCATGCTAGGCGCTGCGCTAGGGCCCTTGACAGGATTCTCCGCCCGTGCTACCGTCTCGGCTCGGCCCGTCGTCAGCCCGGCCCGTCTTGGGCGGGAGGCGACACGACGCACGGCGGGCGGTTGGACCATCCTAGGGCCCCTGACGCGGGCAGAAGAGGAGCTGAGGAGCGATGACCTACCAGTTCACGCTGAGGATTACGACGGCGACCGAGACGGAAGCGGGGCAGGAGACGCGCGGGGAGCGCGGGAAGGTGGCGGACGCAGTTACGAGGCTGCTTGAGCCGTTCGTCATGCGTCCCATTGTTCCGGGGACGCGGGTAGAAGCGGTACACCTGTCGACGGTGGACGGGCTGATTTCCATCGGGCTAGACCGCGCGTGACGCCTGGATTACGGGCGGTGCGGGACCATCGCCGGCGGCAGCTCGCGGGCCGGCGGTGGGTGACGTTCGAGAACGGGGAGCGGATGCGGGCGGGCAAGTTGTATTGGGCGGTCTTCTGGTATTTCGACTGCCGGCGGCCGCGGGGCGACGGGGCGTATCTCACGGCGGGCACTTCCGCTCGCCGTCATCGACAGAGGAGCTGAACATGCGCATTCACATTATCGAGAACAACAAGGGCAATCCTCCGGGGAAGCTGGCGGACGCCGAACTGCATTTCACCGAGGGGCCGCTCGCGGGGCTCAAGTTGGTCGGGTTCTCCGTGTGGGAACGGCGGGGCGGCGCCGGCTACAACGTGACCTTTCCCGCGCGCATCTACAGCGTGAACGGGGAGCGGCGATCGTTTGTGCTGCTGCGACCGCGGACGGACACCGGCGCACAGGACGCGATTCGCGACCTGATTCTGGACGCGTACGGCCGGCAGGTGCACGACAAGCAAGCGATCGCCTGATGCCGATCACCTTCCCGATCCTCGTGGCGATTGCCGAACCTGACGGAACGCTCCTTGAGCGTTTCGTTGTCGACGTCGATCGCGGCGTCGACGGATCAGCCGTGCACACCATCGAACGCGCGGCCGCGGAGCTGCGCGACTACATCGAGCGCAAGTACAACTGCGCCGACCCGGAGTAACCAGCCGAACACCCGAGGGGCGGCGGACACCGCCCCATTTTCGAGGAGCTGACACCATGCCCGACTCACCGACGTGCAACGCCGTGCTGCCGTGGGCAGCCAGTCCATGCGACAATCCCGCCGGCCCGGACGGGAAGTGTGATGAATGCCGGAGCGAACTCGCGGATCGCGCGTTCGAGGAGCGCGAAGACCACGACCCGCACTGCACGTGCGCGGACTGCCTGCACGCGTTCCTGGTCTGGCAAGACCTGTCGAGGCTGTGACGCGATGCCCGCCCAGTTCACCGAAGACCAGATCGCGCAGTTGCGCGGCGCGTTCGAAGGGCTGCGAGCCTGTCCGCCGGCGCGAGCCGCGCGGATTCTCGAGCGCTGCACCGCGTCCACGCTCGAGCAGCTCGCGGCGTCGAATATCAAATTCCTGTCCGCGCTCGCGGCCGCGGAGCTGCGCCGGCGACAGGCCGCCGTGGTCGCCGCGGGCCGCGCGCACACCTGCCACTACCCCGGGTACAGCGGCGCCGGCTGTCCCGGTTGCGAGAGGAGCTAACGCGATGCCCAAACATCTCAACGCCTTTCCGGAGGCGGAGTACTGGGACGAAAAGCTAATCGGCCAGATCCCCGGCATGACACTACGCGATTACTTCGCCGCGGCGGTGATGCAGGGACTCTGCGCGCGCACCGGGGCGGCCATCGCGGCCCCTGGCGCCGGTGCCGAGGCCGCGTACGCGGTGGCGGACGCGATGATCGCGCAGCGTGCGAAGTGAGAGCGCGCAAGCCGCGGGTTATTCTCACGTGCGGCGCGAACACGTACAGCGCGCCGGAAGAACGGATCATTGAGTTCAGCTTCGAGGACGGGACCGGCGGCCTGATTTCCTTCCGGCAGCCGAGCCCTGACGCCGGCCTGGGTGAACACTTGGGCCGCGTCGAAATCTACCGGACGGAGGGCAAGGTCTTGATCGTCGCGCCGGCGACGGTCAAGGCCGTGGCGACGCGATGACACGACCGCGGCGGGTGAAACCCTCCGGCATTCACGAGCGCAACGCCCCACGCGGCGCGCGCAACTGGCTGCTGGAGGCCGCCGCGGACGTGCACGCCGATCTCCGCGCGTTCGCGGCGAAGTACTCCGACCGCTTCGAATACGTGAACGGACGATTACAGCAAAAACGAAAGGACAAGCACTCATGATGACCGTCTCGATCAACCTCGGAGACGCGCCCGATCTCACCGTCGCGGCGAATGTCTTAGAGGCGACGACCGCGCACGATGCGTTCCTCGCCGTCGACATCGGGCCCGCCAGTGTCATCCTGCCCGACGTGGACACGGCGCGCCGGCTCGCGGCCGCGTTGCACCTCGCCTGCGATCGACTCGAGGCGCTGCCGATCGGCCGACGCTATCGCTACTCCGCACCAGGAGCGACGACACCCGCGCCGGCGCCGCCGTCACTTGACTTACCACACATACAGTTCTAACATCCTATCTAACCCGCGGCATTAGCCGCATACATGGAGCCGCTACCATGACCAACATTGACCCGAAGACGAACGGCCGCCGAAAACCCTTTGTGGATGCCTTGCTCGAGCGCGCGAGGAACGCGATCGACGCCACGTACTTGACCGGCGAACACTACCCGAACGGCAGCGCGAAGACGCGCGACACCGACGACGCGCGCACCCTGCGCGATTACGTCCGCAATCAAGCCATGTGGGACAAGTTCGATGCGTTGCTGGATCGCGAGGCGGCGCACGAACGCCGGCACCGCCGCGGCGCGCCGGACGGCTTCCGGTATCCGATCAGCGTCCGCCAGTCGGCGGCGATTATCGTCCTCTCGCAGATGGCCGCCGGCGCCGACCGGGACGCGATGCCGCCGGCGTCGCTGTTCACGAGCTGCCGCGACACAGCCGCGGAGGCGATCGTAATCGGCTACTGCGCGCGCGAAGCGCTGAAGGCCGATCCGGAACTCGTGCCCATGCTGCACGCGCTCGACTACGCGGCCGCGGTGCGCTCGTGAATCCGTGCGCCTGCGGCCACGCGTGGGTACACCACACCGGCCACGCGAGCGGCGCGCAGCGCTGCCGGCACACTGGCTGCGGCTGCCGCGATTTCAATATGTCCGCGTACCGCACGCCGATTGAAGACGTGCGGCGCGCGATCGAAGATGCAGAGACGCGTGCGGAACCGATCGCAGAGGTCCCGTTTTCGCTCGAGCGCGAAGCGGCGATCGTCCGCGGGAAACAAGAGGAGCTGTTCTAATGGAGATCAAACAATTCGAGATCCGCGACGTCGGCACCTGCGTGCCGGCGCTCGCGGTGCGCGTCAGCGCCGACGACGGGCCGATCATGCGGCGCGCCGGCTACGCGGACCCGCTCGTGCTGCTGACGATGCTGTGCGGCCCGAAGACGCAGTACGATCCGTACGCCTGGGACAACCGGCGGACGATGACCACTGCGCACCGTTTCATTGAGGAGCAGTGGCACGCGCTCACCGATGGGCAGGTGATCGACGTGCGCGTGATTGTCGGCGAAGCGGTCGCACCCGCGGCGAGCTGCTGCGCATGAAACCGCCGAAGCCCGGACACGTCACCGCGGACCAGCTCGAGACGGAAGACCGCAGCCGGCCCGCTGGCGAATTCAGTTTCAAGGGGTCCTACGCGTTGAACTTCTGCCGCATCTGCGGCAAGTACAAATGGGTCTACACTCACATCGACCTCAACGACGGGCACGGGCCGGGGAACGTTTGCGGCCGGTGCCGGCGGGAAGCCATCGAGAAAGGACGGGAAGCCTAATGCCGAAGATCGTACGCTGTGAAAACCCCGGGTGTCGCGTCGAAGCGGTGATGGTCGGCGTGATCGGGAATCCGCCGGCGGGGTGGTTCTCGATTATCGAACGGCGGCCCGGCAGCGAGCCGGACGTTGATTTCCTCGCGTGCTCGCGGCGCTGCGCGGCCGAACTCCTCGCGGCGGTCCCCGAGGAAATAGCACACTCCAGCACGGTGCAGTGAAGAACGACTACGAGATCGCGCACGCGCTGGACGCCTTGATCGACGCCAGCGCGCGCGCGACCATTCGGCGGAAGTGGGGGCGGCCCGATGAAACGCGCCACGCGACGAGTTCAGCTAGTGCTCAAGGACGTCTTCGGTCTGCCGCTGACGAAAGCCGAAGCGAAGACCCTCAACATCCTTCGGACGATCGAGTTTCTCCATCCTGAAATCATTCTGCCGGCGCCGCGGGGGACGCCTACAGTGCGCGTACGACGCGCATTGCTCTGTTACAAGCGAGCACATTGTGATTCGCGCGTGCCGATCGTGCGGCGTGCGCGGGCGAGCGATGAACTCGACGGGCTCCTCAAGCGCTTCACGCGCCAAGAGAGCGCGCACTACTACGCCGGCGTCGCGAAGCTCCGCTTGACAGACCGCTAACCAAAGTGCAATAACACGGACTCGCATATGGGTAAATCCAACGATATCGATCTCCCGGTCGGGCGCCGCGTGCGCATTCGCATCGAGGTGTACGACGTGCCGCGCCAAATCTACAAGGGGTTCAAGGGGCAGTCGGTGATCTTCACCGTTGCCAACCTCCCGGAGCAACGCGCGTTTTTCCGTCACCTCTTGAAGTTCGCGAAAACGAAGTCGTGGAAGGATGACGTCCGGGCGGTCGATCAGTGATCGCCGTCGCGTGTGTTGTGCTCGTGCTCGTCGCGATCTGGCGCGCGCTGTTGCGGTAGTCTGCTCACGGGCGCGCGGGACCGAAAGGTTCCGCGGTGCGCGGCTCTCTTAGCGGCGGGCGCGCGCACGCAGGGCGATCACGGTCACCGCCATGTCGCCCACCTATTTCGCCGCTGGAGGCGGGGGAACGATGAGACACGAATTGACAGACGCGCCGGATGCCAACACGGGAGGCGGCAATGCGAACACCGGCGAGGCGAACACCGCGGGCAGCAACAACGGACTGAACGCCGTGAACGCCGCGCCGCAGCAGGGGCAATCGGCGGCGCCGACGCCCACCGCCGGCCGCATCGTGATGTACACCACGGCGGAGGGTGAGCGCTGGCCGGCGATCGTCACGCGCGTGGAACCGAACGGCGCGCTGATTCTCACCGCGTTCGATGGCGTCTTCGGCCCGCGAAACTACTACGTGCAGGTGTCCGCGGTTGGAAACGGCGTCGGCGAGTGGGACTGGCCCTCGAGAGCGTGATGTTCGCCGCCAAAACGCCGATGCGGCTCACGAGCTGTAGCGGCAAACAAAAAAAGAATGCCGAAGGCGACCGCGTGCGGCTCGTCGTCCTGACATTCCAGTTACAACCGTTCACCTCGGAGATGGCGAACGATCTGAACGTGAAGGGCCGACTCTTCTCGCTGAGCGACGGCAATCCGTTGCTGGACGTGATGGACGCCGGCCTCAAGATCGCCGTGCCGCGGCAGCGGATGACGCTCTACGCCGCACCGGATGACGAGATGCCGGCCAGCATCGAGCTTGCCGACGTCGACATCGATCCGATTATCCGCGTGCGGCTCGACCGCGAAGGGCCGGTCTACAGCGGCACGTTCAAAGTGTCGTTTGAGTATCCCAGCGCGAACAATCTGCTCTGGCTGTTTCACTGCGTGACCGAGCAGGTCTTCGCGACGTTCGAAGGGGCGCAAGCGAGTCTGCTCGATGCGCCGGAGACGGAGGAAGCGACGAACTGACGGGGAGCAGTGCAGGCGGGTCCGGACTCAGCTCCCGGGCTCCGTTGCCGCGTCGACCGCTACAACGCCGGGGGGAGCGGCCCCGTTGGACCCCCCGGCAACTCTTATTTCGACTAGGAGGCGCAAATGGAAGTCACCACCGTGGACGAATCACTCGTTCGGAAATTCCCCACCCGCGAGGCATGGCTCGAGGGCCGGCGCACCTTGGGCATCGGCAGTTCTGACGCCGCGGCCATCTTGGGGGTCAGTCGGTTTCAGTCGCCGCTCTCGCTCTACTACGACAAGATCGGGGAGGGACGCGTCGCGCGCCCGGAGCTCGAGGAGTTCCGCGAGTGGGGGCAAATCCTCGAGGAACCGATCGGCCACCGCTACGCCGCGAAGACGAACCGCTTCATCGGGCGGCCGCCGGCGCATTCGTTTTTCGTGTCCGCGCAGTACCCGTTCGCGATTGCCTCGCTCGATTTCATCGTCTGCGGGGTGCGCGAGAATGGCCTGCGGCCGCCCGTGACGTACGAGACGTTGCCGCCGGTCGGCGCGCTCGAGGTGAAGAACGCTAGCGTCTACGTCGCGAAGGAATGGGGAGAGGAGAACAATAACGAGCCGCCCCTCCAGTACCAGATTCAGCTCCAGCACCAACTGATGGTGACCGGCCTCGCTTGGGGCTCGATCGCTGCGCTCGTCGGCGGCAGTCACTTCATTTGGGCTGACCGTGCGCGAGACGAACAGCTGATCAACATCATCGCCGAGAAGGAAGCGGAGTTCTGGCAGCGCGTGATCGACCGGCGCCCACCGGAGGCGGACGGGGCGGAGGCGACGCGCGAGATCCTCCGGCAGATTTACCCGAAGGACACCGGCGAATCGATCGCGCTCGACGCGGAGGCGATCGAGTGGCACGAGGCGTTGGTCGCGGCGAAGGGACAAAAGAAAGTCGCGGAGTTCGACATCGACACGTACTCGAACAAGCTCCGGCAGGCGATCGGCGACGCGACGGTGGCGACGTTGCCCAACGGCGTGGTCTACACCCACAAGTGGCAGGACCGCGCGGCCTATAGCGTCGAGGCCGGCGGCAGCCGCATCCTGCGCGCGAGCGCGGCGAAGAAGGGGCGGTAACATGCCGTCGGTCTTCCTGGTGAGTGGAAGCCGGCGCGAGGCGACCTGCCGCGGGTGCGGCGCCGACATCGCGTGGTTCAAGACGCCCGGCGGCAAAGCGATGCCGATGAACCGCGGCGCGCAGCCGATCGCGCGGCCACTCGGCGGGAACACGACCGCGGAGTACTCGACCGACGACACCCATTGGGCGACGTGTCCACAACGCGACCAATTCAAACGGAGGCGCGGATGATTTTCCTATTACTCCTCGCAGCGTTCGTGCTCGTGATCATCGACCTTGCGTTCACCCGCGGGCGCAGTCTCACCGCGTGGGCGGTCCTAATTCTAATCGTGCTGCGGTTCCTTGTCGGCTCCGCGGTCACGCTGCCGCGATGAAACTGGGGGGCGGCACCGTGAAGCCGGGCATTTGGTGGGCGCTCGTGCGCGGACCACGGCGGCTGCCTGTGCTCTTCTCGACGCGCGCCGACGCGATGCTCTTCTCGACGCGCGCCGACGCGATCGACAACGCCGACGATGACGAGTTTCTTGTCCGCGTGAAGGTGGAACCAGCGATGGAATGGGCACAGGGCGAGCGGTGTGCGTACAAACAGAAACGTCCCGGCGGCTACGAATTTAAGTGGTTCGTCCCGGCGATTTTCGAGCGGTATTGCGGCGATGGGACGAGAGCGACGATTCGGCTGCAACTCGCGCGCGGGGGCGAGAAGCGCATCGTGGTGAAGGCCGTCAACCTGTATCCTCGACGCTAATGCCGCGCCACATTCGCTCGAATCCTGCGCGCGATGAGAACCAGCCGCCGTCGGCGAGTGACTGCCTCGCGCACCGCTGCGACGAACACCGCGAGATGAAGCCGGTGGACGATTCCGCAGACGACGGCGCGGAATGCGGCATCTGCGTCGCGGCGAAGTTCGTCCTCGCGCACGAGGAAGCCGCCGAAAAGGAAATCCTCGATCGGCTGTTCTGGCCGATGGTGGAGACGGCGCGCGATCGGTTAAATCTGCTCGCGCTGGGCGCCGGCGCGAGCTTCGAAGAACAGGCGCGCGTGCACGTCGTAGAATTCTCGAAAATCTTTGGCGCTCCGTCACCGGCTATACCGCCGGCCGAGACGCCCACGGAGGAGAGCGATGGCAACCGGACAACTGACCCGCCTCGACGACCGCAGTAACGTCGTCAGTCAACTTTTCAAAATCAACAAGCCGCATATCCTCGCGGCGGCGCCGAAGACGACCGGCGATCCGCTCCGCCTGCTGAACGTCGCGTTCAACGCGATTGCCTTCAATCCCGATCTGCTCGCCTGCACACAAGAGTCGCTGATGGCCGGCGTGTTCGAAGCGCTGAAGCTGGGCATCGCGCTGGGCGGCCCGATGCAGGAAGGGTGGCTGATTCCCTTCAAGGAACACGGGACGCCGAAAGCGACGCTGATCGTCGGCTATCAGGGCTACCGGAACATCATCGACCGCGCCGGCAGCGTCACCGATATGCACCCACGCGCCGTCCACAACGGCCGCGTGAAGGCCGGCAACGACTGGCGCGAGGGGACGCCGGACGAATTCGACTACTGGTACGGGGACCAGCCGCGCATCATCCACAAGCCGCGGAACGCGATGCCGGAGAAGCGCGAACAGCTCCGGTGCGTGTACTGCGTCGCGAACCTGCGGCGCGGCGGAAAGCAACTCGAGGTGATGGAACTCGCCGAGGTTGAACAGCATCGGGCGCGCAGCCGGGCGCGGGAGTCGGGCCCCTGGGTGACGGACTTCGTGCCGATGGCGCTGAAGACCGTCCTTCGGAAGATTTCAAAGTACCTCCCGAAGTCGAACGAACTGCTCGCGCGAGCGCTCGACCTCGACGACCGGGCCGACCGCGGGGTCGACCAGTTGCTCGAGACGCCGGCCGGCGTGACCTATATCGACGCGCCAGACGCCCCGCAGAAGCCACCGGCCGCAACCCCCGTGGATCGGCTCAAGGAACTCCACGGCGCTCCACACGGCCCC